GCAGTTGATAAAAAGATTGATTCCCTTCGCAATATCTACTCTGATAGCATTGGCAGCTCTACAACCACAGAGAGCCTTTTGTCAATACTCAGACAGTACGATCAAGGAAATAAATCAAAGACTGATTCAATGTATTGAGTGTGAGGAGAAGTTGACGCTCTACAAAGAGTTAGCAAAAAGCGACAGCACTCAGATAATGAACCAGGCTGCAATCATAACTAACCAAGAAAAAACCATTGCCAAAGAGAAAAGCAAAAACAAAATACTGAGAAGCGTGAACGCTGTTCAATTTGCTTTGCTCGTGTTGGCTATCATACTATGACAAATGTACACAGATTCAATCACGATTTCTCACCGAAAAAACTACTTCTTATCAGTGACATCCACTGGGATTCTCCCTATTGCCAACGTGACATCCTTAAACGTCACCTTGACGAAGCCGTCGAGCAAGGCGCAGATATTCACCTTAATGGGGACTCCTTCGACCTTATGGCAGGGAGGAGAGATTTTCGTGGAAGCAAAGGAAGCCTCAGACCAGAATTCAAAGTAGACCACTATTTTGACGAGATAGTCAATCAAGCGATTGAATGGTTCTCACCTTATGCTGAACACATCAAAGTTGTGGGTGTAGGAAATCACGAAAGTGCAATATTGAAGCACAATGAAATTTCCATACTTGACCGATTCGTTGGTGGGCTAAATATGAAGAACGGAACTCACGTTGAACTTGGAGGATATGGTGGTTGGATTGTTTACACCTTTAACAGAAACGGTTCAAAGGTATCATATCGAATTAAGTATATGCACGGAATTGGTGGTGGGGTCATCACGAAGGGGGTTATTGGGCATTCACGGATGTCCACATACATACAGGGTGCAGACATGATTTGGCAAGGTCACGTTCACGAAGACTATGAGATGAACTACCGAGTAGAAAGAATGAATCATGCGAATAATGTAGAAACAAAGGACGTGTTAATGATTAGGACTTCTACATATAAAGACGAGTATAAGAAAGGCGATGAATATGGAGCAGCAGGGTGGGCAATTGAAAAGGGTTTTTCTCCTCGTTTCATCGGGGCAAGATGGTGTGAATTAACGCCTGTCAGAATACATCAGAAAGCTATAGATAAAATGATTGTGAAAGCGAGAACGTATCAAACACAATGAAGATAGAAGTGAACTACATATTCCGTGAAGAAATGATTGATCCTATTTATGAGCAGATAGGATTACAAACAGAAGCTCAAGATGTTGAGATAGTGGAGCAGGGCATTTTGGACTTGACAAAAGTGGTAGGAGCTTCGCAATTTTACGAGATGACGCAGGTGTTTTGTGAGGGTTCTCATTCTTTTTATATAGATTTGCCATACGAAGAATTTAGATACATATGGCTGACAGTGTAAATTCTCCATCTCACTACACCGGTGAAGTGGAGTGTATAGATGCAATCAAATCAAGTATGAGTCATGAAGCTTTCAAAGGATATCTCAAGGGTAATATTATTAAGTATATTTGGCGTTTTGAGCGTAAGAACGGGCATGAGGACTTGCTCAAGGCACAATGGTACATCAACAAACTTTGTAAAGAAAATGGGTAATATAAACAATGCAAATTTGGACTACATCCTTCGCTGGGAAGGAGGACTCAGTAAGCACTCTAAAGATAGTGCAGCAGCGAATTGCGTACCTGACGGCTCAGGCGTTCACACCAATAAAGGTATTACGTGGGCGGCTTGGAAAGCTCAACATGGAGATTCGGAAGAATCAATCCGACGTTTCTATGAGATGACTCACGAAGATTGGAAGTCAATCTACAAGCTTTACTGGGAAGGCATAAAGGCAGATGATATTGAGTCAGATTTAATCGCTGAGTTTTGGGCTGATTTCGCTTGGGGTTCTGGTGTTTATGGAGCAGCCAAGCAACTTCAGAAATTTATCGTATCAGAGGGTTTCTCTATTGCAGTGGATGGGAAGGTAGGGAAGAACACTTTAAGTGCCTTAAATCGCCTTATAATCATGAAAGGTGAGGACTATATCTACTTGAAGTCATACGACCACAGAGTTGACTTCTTGAGAGGGCTTGATTCATTCAAACATTTTGGTCGTGGATGGATTAGCAGATTGAAAGATTTTCACAACTACGCATTAACCAAAATAAATGGCTCTTGATGATTTAGAAAAGTTTGGTGATAAGAACCGAGCGTTCAACCCTTCCGAGGATGACGGTATTTTGCGTATTGTTCAGAATTGGGGTAATGAGCTGATCGCTCAGATGCAGAACCGATTGCGGATCAATAAGACGAATGCAACGAGTTCACTTTCTCAGTCTATTGAGCCACAAATCACAGGAACGCAGAGCGGATACCGTTTGACTGTTCTGATGGAGGATTATTGGCAGTATGTAGAGGAAGGAAGGAGAGCCGGTAAGATGCCGCCAATTAAAAACATATACGAGTGGATTAGGTACAAACGACCTATCCAAGATAAAATTCAACAGTCACCTGATAAGATAGCAGCCACAAAGTCACTCGCTTACGTTATCGCCAGGAAGATTGGACAGAAAGGAACAAAGGCTCAACCATTCGTGACACCATCTTTAAAACAAGTCACAACCCAAACACTCGCTCAGAGAATTGGGAGGTACATTGCCGACACTTTAGGCAGTCCATAATTAAAAAAGTTTTTTCATTCTGCAAATTATTTTTATATTTGTGGCATGGAAATACAAGAAATTGTAAAGCTAATCAAGCTTAAGAAACGCCACGGCATCATCAAGCGTGTCAGTGAAGAAACGGGGGTAAGTATGCCCACCGTTAAAAAGTACATTGAAGGCAACGTCATATCAGACAAGGCTCTTTTAGTTTTAAAGGCTGCCCTTGAGGACATCGAAAACGAGGAGGTGCAGCAATGATTACCATTTTAGTTGAGGACAAAGATGTTGTTGTTGAGCAGTATTTTGTCACGTTAATCTTTGATCGTGAAGAAATCGAGTCAATGATTATGGAGCATTACCGGGATGAGTATTCAGACCATGTTTACAGAACAGTTGACGAAGAAGGTGCATCATTCACCACTGACTTTCTTTTGTATAACGACATCGAACGCCACGACGTTATCAACGACTTGATGTACTATCACGATATGAAACCAACAAAAATCAAATTAGTAGAAAATGAAAACAAGTAATGAAACAAACAACATTGTGAAGGCTCTTTTTGAGTTTCAAGGTAAAGTAAATGCTGTAAAAAAGACATCCAAGAATGACCATTTCCACTCCAGCTATGCGGATTTGTCCAGTATTCTGACAACCATTAACCCGGTATGTCAACAGTTAGGGCTTCTAATTACTCAGCACCCACATGATGACGTATTGGTCACTAAGATTTATCACGTTGAGAGTGGCGAATGGATGCAATCTGAACAGCTCTTGAGGATGAGAGATGCAAACAACCCTCAGCAATATGGTTCTGCTTTGACCTATGCTCGTCGTTATGCCCTTGCATCTATCTTCAACTTAAACCAGGCAGATGATGACGGCAACTCAGCAAGTGGGCATCAAGTTAAAACCGTCAAGGAAACCATCACACCACAACATCCAATGTGGGATAAAGCATTAAAACACATCCAGAACGGTGGCAACCTCCAAGACATTAAAGACAAGTTTGTTATCTCTAAAAAACACGAGGAGGTGTTGACGGCAACCAAATGACTAATGAGCAACGGATGGAAGTTACAATGACTCAAAGCCAAGAGGAATGGCTCAAAGCAAGAGCCAATCGTTTCACGGCTTCAGTAGTTCACAAGTTAATGGGGAGCAGCCGATCAGGTTCTCCCCTATCTAAGACGGCAGAAACATTTGTGTATGAACGAGCTGCTGAGATATTGACCGGCAACTCTAAGCCAATTTATGGAGATGCTCTTGATTGGGGTATATCACACGAGGCGGATGCCTTTTACTATTTTAATCAACAGAACTTTGAGGAGTGGACATACTATGGCGGAGAAACCTATGTATTTATTCCATACGGTGAGTACAGTGGTTATTCCCCAGACGGCTTAAGTGAAGATGCAATCCTTGAAATAAAATGCCCATACAATAGCGGCATACATCTCAAGAACTTCAACATCTACGATGCGGATTCTCTCAAACAAATACACCCAGAGTATTATTGGCAGATGCAGTTGGGAATGTTAGCCACTGACCTTGATTACGGTTATTTCGTTTCTTATGATCCACGAATGCCAGAAGGCAAACAGATGCACATTGCAGAGATTGAACGCCATGAGGTCGAGTTTGAACTCAATGAGAAATTAGAGAATGCTTGGGAATTATTGCAAAATATTTTGGCGAATTAAAAAGAAAGTTTATATTTGAAGCATGGAAGTACCAGTAATTTTAATTTTACCTGTCGCCTTAATCATTGCCATTTGCTATTTAGCTTATGCGAAAATTTGCGACGATGTCAGAGAATTTAAGAAGCTTGAGGATGAGCTTGAACGTCAAGCGAACGAATCTGAAAAGCCGTATGTTGAACCTTTATACAGAAGGAGATTCAAGAAATGAACAACATGATACAACAAAGGGTTGCCGCAGTTCTACTCAAGCACCCAGAAACGAAAGACGATGACCGAATGCTTACTGCCTATTATTGGACAATGCAGATGGCAGACGAAGGGCTTAAAATAGAAACCTTTGATGACTTTAAACGTGAGTACACATTCGGCAAGTTGACCGATGCACAGACCATCACGAGAATCAGACGTAAGCTTCAGATGGAACGCCCACAATTTAGAGGTCGTAAGTACCTGGAGAAGTTGAACAAACAACAGAAAGTAAAGGAAGATTTGGGGTATGGTGTACAAAGCAACGGTTAGGCTTTCATTATCGTCAGGCGTAACCATTCAAGGAACAGTGAACGGACATTGCAAAACGCCAAAGGCTTTCTTTGATGTATGCTGTGATTATTTCCTTGAGGAAGTGTGGCACGATGGCAGCTCTATTGATGACATTGAAGTAACGAGCATACAACCTGCTGATAGCTTTTCAAAAGTGATTGCACCGGGTACAACACTTGATGATGACCAAGCCAAACACGGACACGATTATACACCTTTTCACAGGTACAAGATTTTAGAAACAATTTAAAAACTATGTTTAACATATCAAGCGGAGCAATGGCGAAGTCAAGTACCCACCTCCAAGACAAAGAAGTAAACCAGGTTTACAAAACAAAAGACTACTCAAAATTCAAGAGTAAAGAAGGCAACCGTAATTTAAACGAACTCCATCTGAAAAGGCTAACAGAGAGCGTCAAAGAAAATGACTTGCTCCACGCCAACCCAATTCTCGTCAATCAAAAGTATGAGATAATTGATGGACAGCACAGGTTCAATGTTTGCCGCAACTTAGGTAAAGCAGTACACTACATCAAAGTAAAAGGTTTAGGATTATCTGAGATTCAAATTCTGAATGCGAATTCTAAGAACTGGAAGCTTGAAGATTATGTAAGTGGATATTGCGATATGGGTTTAAGTGAATATATATATTTAAATCAATTATTGAGAAATACCAATGTAGGAGTAATGGCATTGCTTTCAATGTTTGGCAGTGATGATGGCAAGAATTCAAACGAATTGAAAAGTGGTGATTTGATATTGCGGAATAAAAAAAGAGGAACAACTATTTTAAAGTGGCTTGATGATTGGAATAAATATTTTAGTGATTATAAAGGTCGTTCATTTATTAGGGCTTTGGTTCATATGTACAATTTGGATGGGTATGATCATAAGAAAATGATGAATAAAATGAGATATCAATCTTCAAAGTTAGTTTCAAGTAATTATACAAAAACGTATCTTGCTATGCTTGAGGAGATTTACAATTACAAAGAACGTGGTGAGAAATTAAGATTCTTTTAGTATATTTGTAGAGTAAACAACAACCGAGTCGAGGCGGTTATGTTTAAAGAATTTTGCCCGTATGGGATAGGTGGCTCGACACATCTATCTTATGCGGGTTTTTTTATGCAATGAGTAAAGATCCAGCAGTATTGTTTTATACTTCCGATTTCTTAACCGGGACTATGACAATGACAAACGAACAGGTAGGTCAGTACATTCGCCTACTTTGTTTACAACATCAGAAGTACACGCTAACAGAAAAAGATATGAAAAACATATGTCCTACATATGATGAAGATATCTATTCTAAATTTGCCAAAGATGAGAATGGCTACTACAATGAAAGAATGCGAAACGAGTACAACAAAAGAAAGAAGTATTCAGAGAGTAGAGCTAACAACAGAAAAGGT